TCAGACAAAGATCTCCTGCCCGTCCAGTGGAGTGCCAACGATCATGTTTTTTATAATAGTTTTCTACGTCTGGGCAGTATGCTGTCTTTTTACCGCCAAAGAACAAATCTGATGCATCACACATCTTAAAAATATCCCATACAAATGTACAGCACCAAGGATAGCTTGATCCAGATACCACTCTTCCATAATAATCGTTATTGAATTTGACTTTGTTACTGTTTGCTGGATTTTCTTTTGTTCCGAGATAACTTACTGCCTTTTTAATAATTGTACTTGCTTTTGCCATTTTATTTTTCCTCCTAATCTGGTAATTCTTCTGTCATATCTTCTAAAAACTTCTGTATGTAATTTCTAACTCTTACCGGTACTGGTAAGCCACATAATGCTGCATTTTTTAAAATACTGACTGCCTCATATAATCCGTCCATAAGTGCAAAAAATTCTGACAATCCTAACTTTTCCACTCCCAGGAACTGTACATACTGTTGGGGTACAAGACTTAATACGTTAATGTGTGCTATCATATCAATTCCCATCAAAAAACAAATCGATATCAGCATCGCGACCTTTCTGATTGCTCCGTCAATTCCAACACAACTGTTGAATTTATGTTCTTTGATTGCTCTGCATGATCCTAAGATTGTATCTAAACATACTTCGATCATTACGATTCTGAAGAACATATTGTTGCTTAGTAACATAATAAATTCTCTCATCATTTTAATTTTCCTTTCTTCTTATTAAATTTGGGTATAAAAATAAGACCTCTGTGGGTCTTGCTCTAATCTTTATAAAATCTTCCATTTTTTAGTTCACCTTTTCTTTTTAGTGATGTTGTATATAATGTTCAGGGGAAGTAAATCTCCCTTTTCCTCTGAATCTTTATAATTTATTTATCTCTACGCGATTTTACTTTAGTCGGTTAATTGCGTAGGGTCTCCCTTAATGTCCATCAGATCGTTGTACTGATCTTCCGTAATTCTTCCAACTGCAAAAAATACATCAATCTTATTTTTAAGATCATCTGTAAGTCCATTTCTTTCTTTTAATTTTAATAGTGTTTTGTATAACATTTTACATTACCTCCAATTCTGTTAAAGCGACTGCATACTCTGAGTTGACGTAGGCTTCTGCGCTCTGTGTATCGATGTCCTGTGCCTTCTTATCAACATCATAGATATAGTCTCTCGTGTCTCCTAATTGCTGTTTTACATAATCCCATCCGTTTTTCATCGAAACTGGATAATTAAATGTTGTATATCCGTCCAACTGATCGGATGATACCTCGATGTTTGTAACATCATAATATGTCTCTAAGCTCTTTAATTTATTTATATCTTCTTCGGATAAATCATGTTCAATTGGTTTTGCAAGAACATACTGAACAATTATTTCATTCTCGTTTAATAATTGTTTAAATTTATCCAAAGAATCTATACTTGACGAGCTATCAAATGAGATGGACATTTCTGATTCGTATGTATAAATTTTACTTCCTTTTAATGTGTTATCATCAAACATTAGATTCACGTAGCAAAAATGAGATGATGCCGTATTTTGTATGCCTTTAACTATTCCTACAGACTTTGTATACCCATTTTTGACTAGAGACATTTGAAATATATAATTTCCAGATTCTTTTCCTTTTATAAGATTCCAATTAAAATCAGCATCTAATTTTACTTCTTGAATCCTTTGAATATACTTGCCTTTCTCAGCGTCTATATAATCTGCCATGTATTGCTGTCCATCTATTGTGATATTTCCGTCACTTGAAACAGGAATAGCATTTAATTTATATGGAAGTTCTACATTTTTTTCTTTATATGGTTCATATTCAGTAGTAGATAATCCTTTTTCTCTCTGAATAGTAAATGTTGTTTTTCCAATACTGCCATATGGATTTTCACTCAATGTACCAGTATGAATTTCTAAAGCATAATCATAATCATCTGTAATAGAAAACGTTACTGGTTGTTCAGAAATATTATTAAGTTCAACACGTTGTGTTATAGAAACAGGATTCTTTTGATATTTAGAAAGCATTAAGATATTATTTTTGTTATCTTTTTTGGCTGAAACTGTATAGCTCCCATTCGGCAAATTTAATATCCCTACATAGAATCTTGTATTTGGATTACTGTTTATACTCTCCGCTTCAATTACAGCTTTGTTAAAACTATTAATTTTCCCATATGAAATAGAATCATAAATTTTTCTCATTTTTTGTGAATCAAACAAATTCTTTCCCATGATTCTCATAACAGGATTTACAACACTCCTAATCTCTTGCGGATACTCTATGTTTGGAGATGGAATCCCTCCTACATATGGTTCGTATGGATGATTTTCTGAACCTTCTTCAATCATGATTGTCGGTGCTATTTCATCTGCTTTTTTATCTTCATCCCATGCATAATATAATCCGATTAATGTGTCATTTTCTCCAGTTGTTAGTATAACAGATAATCCTGTGCTATTTGATACAGAAATTACTTCTTTATCATTAACATCTTCGCCATCATAAGAAAATGCAATGAAATTCTTATTAATCACTTTTGTTCTCGAGACTGTATACGTTGTATTTGGTTTACACGGTATTACAAAAGATTCAATCCCTGGCCAACCTCTACGTAATTTAGAATTTGAAACATAAATATTTTTTATTAATACATTATCTTTATCGAACAAATTATATCCGTTATACAGCTTTTGCTCAGATTTTCCGTATAGGACCATATCCTGAATTTTCCCATTGTCAGAGTCTTGTAAATATGTTTCTCCAAGATTATTAGCGTAGAACTTTGTAATCTTCTTATCGTTTAGCTGATCAACATCTTTCTTTAATTCTTCTACGCTATCTTTATTCTTCTGAATCTGCTGTACATTTTCATTCTTATTTATCTCTTCGACTACAGCATCTTTTGCCTCGTTTACAGCATTTACAGCTGATTCTTTCTCTTGCATGATTGCACTTACTGCTGTATTTTTAGTAGTATTTACATCTTTAATTGCGTTATCTTTTGCGGTTCCGATATTTGTAATCGCTTCTGAACTTTTCTGCTCTACTGCTGACTTAAGATCTTCTACATCACTTTTTGCTTTCTGTACTTCTTTCTTGTCGGTTTCCACAGCTGTACGATCTGTTGCGATCTGCTCAGCAGTAGTGTCAATTGCTGTCTTTAACTCCTGTATATCTTGCTTGCTCTGTGCTGCACTCTTCGCTGCTGTATCCGCTTGTTCTGCATTAGTTTGTGCTTCTTTTGCTGATCTGCTCGATGCTAAAGCACTATTATATGCGCTGTCAGCTGCTTTGACTGCAATATCTTTTGCGTTTACAGCTTCTGTCGCAGCACTACTCGCTGTTTTTTCGGATCCTTTACTTGCATCAGCACTATTCTTAGCATTCTGTGCGGACGTACTTGCTTCTTCGGCAGACTGCTTTGCTTTCTTAGCTGCAGCTACGCTTTCCTCCTTTGCTGTCTCAGCTCTTGTGGCACTTTCCTGTGCGGATGTTGCAGATTCATTTACAGCCGCAATCGCTTGCCGGAATAATTTCTCATCTTCCGGCTTTTCAAATTGCTCTGGTTTTGGTCTCGCTTTAACTGACATCGAAATCTTATATTCCGTCTGCCCAGATTCCGAATCAGTCAAATAAATAAATGCATAGATTTTATAATCTGTCGTTATATCTCCGTTTTCTAGCATGCTGTCTGGAACAACAACATCTGTCACTCCATCTTTTGTTGTTCCAATTCTTGTAACAGATTCTCCACCTTTTTCTTGCAGTGAAAAATGAATCTCTACAGCGGTCGGCAATTTAATTCCTTGCAGTCTAAGAATTTGTCCATAGTCGTACTGCCACATACCAGCTACTGTTGTGTAAGTATTTAATACATTTGCTATAACCATATATGTCCCTCCTTACGCTTCGTCGGTGAATATCAATAGCACCACTGATGTAACTGCGTAATCACCGCTGTCGTAATGCGCAGAACCGTCTGCATTGTACGCTCGTATTTTTACCGCGCCATATGTGTTGCTAGATTCTACTATGTCAGCACTCGCTGAGATCATCACTCCTATTTCTTCCGTGTATCCAAATACGTTTGTATTATAATCCCATTTACCGCCAAGGGCTTCTATTTTATCTTTTATATCAGTCGTTGTTGCTTTTCCGCTTGAATTTGTTTTTACCAGCTCTTTTGTAAAAAACATCCTCTTATACTTCCCGGATGTCATCTGTATTTCGCTAATATGATTAACTGTATTTATTTTTGATAGTTTTTCCTTTAGTTGACCAATGTCATTCATATTTTGCTGTATCTGCGTTACATTTTCTCCCTTGGCCGCTTCCTCGATATCAGACTTAATATTGTCAATGTCTGTCTTGCTTTGTGCCGCTTGTTGTGCTGCCGTCTCTGCAGCTGTCTTACTTTGTTCTGCTTCTTGTGCTGATGTTTCAGCAGCTTCCGTATAGCTATTTAATTTTTTCTTTAAATCATCAATCTTGTCAAATGATTGCAAGTCTTCACGATTTGTTTCAGCTACACCTATAAGTTCACTAAGTGTAATATCAGCACCGTCTGATCGCCTAATTAATATTCGATATTTATAATTTGCCGTAGTTTTTTCGATAGTTAGGTTTTGATACCAACTATTTTCGTTCCACAAGTCGCTTCTATATTTTCCAGCTAACCAATGTGCAACATTCCATTGGTAACCTTTAGGTAATTTGATTGTAATATCTTCTGTTGCATTAACATCGATAATTGATCGCAATATTTTTTTAGAGGATTCTTCTTCCCCTGTATCTTTATTTATCGTTCCCAACGCAAACAAATTCATATCCACATACGTAGTTTTTAGACTTTTTTTAATTCTAGATGTATCACTCTTTAGTGAGCCGATCTGCTCTCTAACTGCCTGTCCGGCAGTATCATATATTTCTCCATTGGCACCAACACGGATATCCGCAAGTTCTGCATCGCCACTAGTTGATCCGCTAGGAAGCTTTGCGATAGAGTCTATGCGTTTTCGTTCGATATCAATTTTTTGCGATAATTTTTGATTTTGTGCACGGGCAATTTCATCTTTATACTGATATTCATTTCCTTCTGAATCCACAAATCCTTTTACTGTTTTCTTCATTTTTACCTCCTATTTTCGAGACATTATAAGTATTTCATCTTCAACACTAAATTTCATCTCATCCACATCAATTTCTACCAATTCGCTATCCTTCACTGTGTGTCCTACTTCTGGAAATTGTTTTTCAAAAACAGGAAGTGCTGCCCATCTGGTATTGAATTTACAGTTATCTTTTTCCAAAAATATTGAAAACTCTGTTATTCCACGATAGCTGCAGGCATCGTTACCGATTACCCAATAAAAATTAATTTTTTCATCGTTGAAAACAATATTAGGTGGATCATATTCACCTTCCATATATCTTAATCTTCCTCGTTCAATATTTTTATATCTTATCTGTATTTCATACTCAGACAGATCTAACCCTTTATATCTCCGTGGCATTTCAAATTCTAATGTATTTACATCCTTATCACCTACCACTCCAAGCAATCTAGTGTCAGAAGGTATATTTATTGTCCTTAAATCATTATCAATCGTTATCATATTTCAGTTCTCCCTACATTTTATAGCTTTCATCTGGCAGAAAATTTGACGTGCTATAGGATAATGAAGTTGTCTTCCCAGAAGATATATTTACACTTGTAGCTCCATTTATTGCGATTGATATTCCATTTTCATCGCTAATTTCGTTATCCGGATAAAAACCTTCCGGCAATTTTAGCTCGAAGCCTGATAGGTCATTTTTAGCGGTCACCCTGATATTACAAATGTTCATTTGGCGAAATATTGACATTGTACAGTTCTTATCTGCAAAAAACCATTTATACATTTGCTTTTCTTCTGAGATTTTTCCTTTTATCATATTCCAGACTTCTTTTAAAGCTTCTTCTCCCATTAATGCCATATCATATTTCTCCTTTACATTACACGCATATACTTCTGACGTCATCCGCAGACATCTCTTGAACCCTGCTTCCAATAACCGTCGTAATAATCTGTGTGATATTTTGTCTCGTCTGGTCTGAAATTCCATTACTCTTGATTAAGTACTTACCCAGAGTCAATTTCTTTGTTTTGTCTACTACAGAGGTTTCTATCTTTAAAACTCTTGATGATAAAAATAATGCAGCACTTTCATCCACCATATTAATCGTGTCTCCAAGTGATATGCTTTTGGTCGTATTTGATATGTCACATTCATAATTTATTGCGATATCACAAATTGCTTTTAATTCTTTCAGCGTTCCTTCGAACAATGTCTTCTGATCAACTGTATCGAGATTGTATATTTTCGTTATATGCCTTTTTGTCCCATCGATACACCTTCCCCATTTTTCAAGAGCGTTTCTGGATTGTAAACAGTATCCTTTATCCGGTATTCCGTCCCCGTTTCTATCATCAAATTCTTGTTGTGCAATGACAAAATCGCCATCATCATATGCATACCCTTCTAACGTTATTGCTACTCCGGACGTATCTGCAGCACCATATGCGTATAACGATGTTGCCAAATTCTGTATTGATTTTGAAACAGTTATTTTGTCAAAATCGATATATTTTCTCAGTATTACACCCTTGCTTTCACCTCTTTTTTTGTATATATCAATGTATTTGTGAGATACCGTTTTTTCATCGCTGCTCAAATCGAAGCGATAATCAATTTCGATAGCAAATAAATCAGCAATGTCTTTTAACCGTTCTGATCTTGTCTGCTCTGAAAATTCGCAAAGTTTCTGGGTACTATCACTCCGATTGATTCCTATCTCATATCCACTTCCTATAATTGTATTTGATATTGCTTGCGTTGCTGTCCAGGACTTGGCTTCTTCTGTTTTTAATGCAACTTCATTTAATAATTCCATTCCAACATCTTCGCAATAGATATGCCAAGTCATAGAGTCGTCATCTTTCTCAGAATCTATGATCTGGAACATTATATCTTCATCATTTTCTGTCTTCCGCAAAATATAGTTCCCTGGTGTTGTACAAATCTCAATATTCCTCTGATCCGATGCTGTATATGATACATCGCATTCAAAAGATGTTGCCATTGTTTCAATATCTTCTGTTTTTTTATCATTTGATATAACACTTCCTTTCGGCAGCTTAGTTGAGGTTTTCCCTATAATGTTTAATTCACGATTTGCAAAATACAATATCATAACCACACCTCCCTCACTAATAATTGGGCTTCTGGAATCCCACTCCAATCTGACGTCAATACTCCGATCGTATTCTCTCCAGGGGATAAATAAAAACTCTCCCATGTATTCCCTAGTGCTCCAAGTGTTTCTGATTCCCTATTATTCACAAAAATTTTTGCGTCTTCACATTGTGCCGTAATAATATCTCCAGTTTGAAATGTATTTCCAGACCCTTGTTGTTCTGATACATTTCCGATCTGTATGATTGTTTGCGCATCATTTTTATATGCTGCAACATATCCAGCATTACTTTTCATTTTCCATTGTATTTTTGGGAAACACTCTTGTGTCCCTTCATAATAGATCTCTGTTTTTTTAGATAAACTATATGCTTTTTCCTTTATCGAATATTTGAATGGGTCAGCACATGTAAATTCTAATTCTCCAGTAATACATAATCTTCCAGAATCTACATCTCCAATCGAAGTGAGTGTTCCAGTGAAATATTTATCTGGTTCATCTGCAAATACAATCCTTGCAGAATCCACATTTAAAATCTGAGCCATCTTATTATAGGCCAGACGGAAATCAAAAGCGGTAGGACTCATCAGCTGATATCCTACCGTAATCACTCTTTCTGTGAATCGTCTTCCCTTAACCTCTTTACCGTGTCTTCTGGTTCGGTCAAAAAATTCTAATTCAGGAGCAAGAGATTCCCTTCCACTAACATATAGTGTCCTATACCCCAGAATCTCATTTTCAAGAAATTTTCCATTGAAATTCATTGCTTCAGAAGGCAATGCAATCTCATCTTGTGAATCATAGATATCTATAAATTTGTATTGCATATGCGCCTCCTGTTACAATCTTCCTAATTTTCTGTTCTGTCTTGTCTGCCGTTTGCTTAGCTCTGCTTCTGTGTATGGGGCTGTTACTCTTGCAACCTCTTTGCCATCGAGATCAACTGGAACAACAATCGTATACTCTGCTTGTGCATAGTAGTCATAATCACTACTAAGACTACCGCCAACATCTCCTGCAATCGCAAGATTATCAAAGTTTGGAATTGTTATAATATTGTTCATCGTTTTATCCAGTGTATTACCCATAGAAGAAATTCCATTGACAAATCCTTTTACAACAAAAACACCTAGGGCTTTCATGACACGGGATGGTGAGTGGATTTTTAGTTTTCCTTTCACTGCCCTTGTGAGGATATTAGCCAAATCTTTTGCCGCCTTATTTAAGGATTTCTTGTTAGATTTAGATGTTAGCCCCTTCACAAAACCTGCAGTTGCTTCTTTTGCAATTGTATTCATTTTTGTTTTCAGCTTATTCAATTCGCTCGTAACTGCGCTATTATAATCTTTATCAATCTGATCAATATAAGGTTTATAATATGCTTCTGCACTAGAATTAGCTGTATTCATAAAAGCTGTATAATCTTTTCCATATTGTGTTAACCACGCATCACTTTTCTTTAACAGTTCTGTTGTATATTTCAGACCCTGTGCAGTATCAAGATTCTGGATATCTTTCATGAGATCATACGGAAGCACCTTTTTAAGTCTCTCCATATTTTTTGCAAGCTGTTCGACCTGCTTTTTCTGTGCTTTAAAGTCCACAATAGAAATAAACCCATAACTATCTGAGCTAAAAAGATCTCCATAATCAACCAATTTACTCTTATAGCTATCCCGATCTGCGACAATCGCATCGTATTTTTCTTGGTACTTCTTTCCAAGAGCTGTTAATGCCTTATCTGCTGCGTTGATCGCTTTCTGACCTTGTTTTTTGATCGTTTTGCTCATATCGGATTTCAGAATTTTTCCAACCTTCGTATAAGCTTTTTTCAATTTCGGATGTTGTTTCTTAAGCTTCTTGATACCTGCATTGATCTTATTGTTTAAAGATTTTGTAATGCTGGACACCTTATTGTTCATTGATGTCTTGTATTTATCGATCGCATTACTTGCTGCATCTTCGTATTTACGAGATTTTGTTGCTTTCTTCATTGTGTTTATCGCTGTTTTTGCTAAAGTTTTACTTGCAGATTTCACGCTGCTGATACCATTTCTGATACCGATTGCAAGACCTGCCGCTATGTAACGACCATCTTTTTTCGTCATTCTGGATGGCGAATGGATCTGAGCTTTTGCCCTGATCGCTTTTTCTGCTGCTGATACCATTCTGGATGCTGCGGCTTCGATCTGTCCCAGACATGAACTCATTCCTTGTGCAAACCCTTGACTGATATAAGCACCTGCACTGTATGCTCCAGATCGTCCTGAACGTAATCTTGAATTTGTGCTAGATACAGCTTTTGAGGCAATACCTGGTCCTTTGCTTAATCCACTTTGCATGGAAGAGGTGAACCCGCTTCCCATCTTCTTTCCAGATGATTTTGCAGCATTGGCCGTACTGGACATTGATTTTTTGATTCCAGATAGCGCTGATGTTGCTTTCGCTCCCATGGATCCAAAGCTTGAATTTACAGATGTTGATGCTGCTGATAGGGTCTTCATGCCATTTGCAGTCTGTTGTATGTCGGAGCCTTTACGAGAGATTTTTCCAATCCCGATTGCTACTGCCCCAAGGCTTTTTGCAATAGATCCTATCGATAATCCGGAAATCATCTTGATTCCTTCGGCTACACTCTTAAATCCAGTTCCTGCATTCTTCGCAGATTCTCCAACAGACTTGATCACACCCGAAATTCCATCAAGTACACTTCGAAGCCCTCCGCTGATTGCGCCAACGACAGTTTTGATAACATTTCCAAATGCAGTAAATCTTGTACTTGTTACTGTAAGCGATGTTCCAAGTATTAAAAGCCCGGCTCCTGCTGTCGTAGCTCCTACTCCTACTGCTAAAAGACCAGCTCCAAGTACAACGCAACCAGCTCCTGCTACCAATGATCCAGCCCCAAAGACAACCATACTTGCTCCAAGTGCAGCGATTGCTACCGCCCCTGATGTTCCGTATTGAACAACTGTTGGCAATACTCCTGCAACAACTGATAGCGATGCAGCTGCTAATAATGCTCCTGCTCCAACAAGGACAATTGCTGCTCCAAAAGCTATAAATCCAACTGCCCCTGCTGTCATCGCTGGTCCAACCGCTCCTGCGATTGCCATTAATGCTCCAACTGCTACAACCATTCCTGCCATACAGGCGATCGCTGGTGTACCTGCATTTGCAAGTGCAATACTTGCCGCCGCCATGATCGTTAGTCCGGCTGCAACTAATACGACTGCCGCGCCCATTGCTAAAAATGCAACTGATGTAGCAGATAGTTGTGCCGGTGCAACCGATACACTTTTTAACATTGCTGTCAGTCCAAGTCCGATCAATGCTAAAGCACCAACCATACCAATCATAACTCCAATTGCTACGCCTCCGGAATTAGCAAGTGCAATAGCAGATCCAGCCATAATTCCAAAACCTGCAGCTATTGTCAGTACTCCAACTCCAAGCATCATGAACGCTTTTGCTGCTTGCATTGTTTGCCTATAACTTTCCATACTTGCTGATCCAACTGCTTTTTCTCCAACTGCAATACCAAATAGTTTTCCTGCAATTGCGGCAATCCCTTTTCCTGCTAATTTAGTAATTGCAGATCCAAATGTTTGTACCGCTGGTGCAACTGATTTTACAATTTTAAAACCTTTGTAAGCTACTAATAATTTTGGTAATTGCGTTATCAGCGATGCAATTGCATCTGAATGATCTTCACAAAATCCAGCAAAACTTTTTAACCCTCCGGTAATTTCACCAATTATGCTTTTAAATCCAGATACAGATTTTGCAGAGCCAAATGATCCATTCAATTCTCCCATGTTTTTTCCAATAGCACTTACTGCTGATCCGAACGCTTGTCCTATTTCTTTTGCATCTGTCTTGAAAACAGACCAGTATTTCCCAGCCTTTGTTGCAAAGCCACCAATCTTGCTCGCTATTTTATTACCATCGACATTATCTAAAAGATTCGTTACATCACTTACTCCCTTAATTGCAATGCTAGATACTTTATCAAACGCTGGCTGCAATTTATTTGCTGCCGTCTCTGTTAAACCATCCATTGCTTGTCCAACAGTTTTATATTCTGTTGCAAGCTTTGTGAACTGTTTATTCGTTCCTGTCTTAGCAATTGCCGCAAAAAAGTCTTCGGTTTTTACTTTACCATCCTGAACATCCTTAATTAACTGCTGTGTAGATCTTCCCATTGTTTTTGCAACAGCTGCAATACCCGCAGGTGTCTGATCAAGCATTAATTTGAAGTCTTCCCACTGTATTTTAGGTTTTGCTGCCATCTGTGTAGCCTGCTGTGACAAAGTTTTCATTGCTTGCTGTGGATTTTCTGCTGCTGCAGCTAAACCTCCAAAACCTTTTACAAGTTTCGTTGTACTTTTTGTACCAACTGCATCTAATTGAGCATATGTAGATGCCATATCTGAAGAACTGTAAATCGTCTGCTCTGCAAATTTTTGAAGCTCTTTTTTGGTCCTTGCTATTTCTTTTTTTGAATGACCATTCATGCTCATGTTACCTTCAAAAGTTTTCCATGCAGCATTTGATTCATTTAGTCCTCCTACAATTTCTGAAAGTCCAGAAGTGACTACAGACACCGCTTTATTTCCAATCGCCATCATTGCCCCGAATCCAATGCCGCTTTTTAATTTTTGCCCAAGAGAGGTAACCGCTGCACCAGCAGACTTCATCCCAGATGTAAATCCTTTATCTTCCGCAGATAACACTGCTTGTACACTATATGATTCTGCCATCAGCTCTCCCTCCTTCTTAGCAATCTCTTCATCTTCTCAAATCGATCGGGCTTATTCTTTTGTTTTGCCTGATTGATCGCATCTTCGTAGTCGTAGAATTTCTTAAATGTTGGATAGACTGGTTTTTGTCTGTTCTTTCCGGCTTTCTTTTTTGCACGTACGGCAAAATTAAGAAACGCTTGCCAGTGATTTCTGTAGTCTTTATCTACTTCTTTTAGCCTTGCCGCTTCGGCCATGATCTCATATTGTGCAATCGTCAATTGGTCCACTTGATCAAACGACGTAAAACCAAAATACCGGAAGCATTCAATCGCCAGCTCCCGGTATATTTCTTCAAAATCTTTTATTCTTCCTGTTTCTTCTTCTGTTTCTCCACTTCTTCCTTCAGCTCTCGTGTCGTTCTCTTCGTAGCATTTGCATTCTCTAAGAAACCCAATACCGTATCAAATAATGCATCGATATCTGTGTTTTCATCATCAATGTGCTTATCTAACTCTGTTCGTTCAAGTCGTGGTGTAAATCCTTTGTTCGCTACCAATAAAACATCTTCTAATGCATCAAGATCACCATCAAGCATTTCTGCAACTTTATACTGCAGACCAATGTCTTTTGTTTTTCCTTTAATATTTTCTACTGGGAC